GCGCCACCTACAGGCGCTGTCGCACTGGCCACACCTGGAGTGCCGGGTGTTGGTCCTACTGATTTAGAAGCACCTGACGTTGTTTTATTTTTAGACAACGAGTTCAACCAGTCCGTTAGGGTCGGGTCTTGAATCGTTGGTAAAATGAGTGTCGGGTCTGGCGTGGCGCCTAATTTCTGAATGTACTCGTCATACTCAGCCTTAGAAATTTCACCGGCCTCGTAGTAGTCTTTTAGGGCTTTAGCGGTTAGTGCTGGTCCCCGGCGGGCGTCAACATCCATCTGGCCTGTTCCCTGACCGGTTGTGTCCATGCCACCAGTTTCAACTTCTTGGCCTGGCGTCGGAACCCACTGCTTTGCATTTTTATCCCAATATGTTCTATCAAAAAATCTTGTGGACTCTACCAATGGCGTATCAGACGTGGACGCTAGTGGAGCAAACTCTTTGCCGGTCTTAATGTTTTCAACCTGACCCTCAATATAGGCAGCGGCGCCTTCTGGGCCAAATATGCTTTCTAGTTCTTTGTACTGATCCGATTGCTTGATGTCTAGTGGGTCACGGGTAAGGGGCGCGGAATTGCCAAATGATGAAAAGGCTGCAATTAAGTCCGCGCCCTCAGCGCCGTAGTTTTAGTGCGTTAATGTACGCGGCCTGCTGTTTTAAGTCAAAGCTAGATATTGCTGGAGCAGTTTCAAATGCGGTGTTGTCGTCAATACCGTACTTAGCGGCAGCAGAGAAAACATTTTGCTCTTGCTCACTCAATGAGTTTACTTTATTAGCAAACTCAAACGAAGAATTTAAATCCTGGGTGGTGTTGTACTGTCGATTAAATAGCTCCTGTGACGGCGCGGACATACCATTTAGCTGGTTGGCTTTTTCTAAAGCAACGTCGACGTCCTCACCGTTTTTGTAAAGCTCGCTAAATGCTTGCATAACCGGCTCAGACATTTTAACAACTTCATACGCCGCGTCGGTTAGTCTTTGTGTCTCTGTGGTCAGTTCTTTGCTACTATTATTGTAATTTTCTTTTAGCTGGTCTGTTTTTTGAATCTCTTGCTTGTATTCCTCAATGCCAGTTTTGTAACTATTTAATTTTGTCTCATAGGTATTATATGCGCTATTGTATTTATCTGTTGCCGCGTTTATTTCTGGGATCAGGGCATTTGCCTGCGCCGCTAAACTATTAGCCAGTGGTATATCATTAGCGGCTACCGCGGCGTCATATTGAGTAACTAAATTAGAAAACTTTTCACGAACTGGTTTGTACGCCTCTAGTTCTGCATTGGCCGCGGCCTCCGCGGCTTTAGCGTCTTTTTCTAACGCAGTTAAACTAGATTGAGCCTGATTTGTTTTTTCAAGCTGGGTGTTGTACTCTGACACAGAAGAGTTAAGTTTGTCCCAGCCTTGTTTTAAATATGCCTTGGTCTGCTTCCCACCCTCCGCAAGCGTCGTGTTAATTAGACTATTTACGAATGCGCCAGCGCCGTTTTTTCCTGCGGCCGCACTAGCCGCGGCGGCACCAGTCGCCGTGCCGATGGTACCAGCAACTTTAGTGCCAGCACCTAATTCTTTTAGTCCTGATGTTGTCCCTGCGGCCACACCAGTACCAAAACCTGCAGTACCCGCGGAGGTTAAAATGTCGCCTACGTCGCCGCCACTGAGTGCCGTTCTAGTTCCAGCGCCCGCCGAGTTAGCCGCGACGTTGGCTAATGTATTTTGTAGCTGGGGAGTCATTACCTCAGCCGCAAATTCTACTCCATAAGTGGAGCCAAGGTCCGCGGCAATCTGAGACGCGGTTAAACCCATACTAGCTAAATCAGCGGTAGTGGACGCAATGTCTGCCGCCACACCGTATGATTGCGCCAGGGTATCTGCAATTTGTGATGCGCTTAATCCGGATGCAGACATACTTGCCGCGTCTTGTGCCATCATATCGGATACGCTAGAGCCTGCTGATCCTAGTGCCTCACCGACGCCATACGCGACGCCCTGCGCGGCTAATGAGATACCGGCGGCTAGTGCGGCCTGGCCAATGTCACCGCCGTTAGCGATAACTAAACCGGCGGACACTAATGGCAATGCCCACCACTGACCTGACGCGACGGCGGCTACTTTTGCAATAGTGCCAACCGGGTCATTAACAGCAGCTTGAGCAATTTCTCCGACCTGCTCACCAACCCAAACTACCGCGTCACCAACTGCCTCTACAACGTCTAGAGCAATATCACCAACGCTTTCAAATACGTCGCCTGTAAAATCAACCGCACTGCTGACTGTATCTCCAACAAAGTCACCTACGCTGCTAACTGTATCTCCAACAAAATCAGCTACGGCACCCATTATAGTGCCCCGGGTGTTTGAGGACTTCCCTGGTCGGGTAAACCGCCGGACTTGGTGTCACCTAAGTTAACGGTGACTCTAAAACGACGACCATCTTTTGATTTTTGGGCGGCGTAGCCCATACCAGGGAATGGTTGATTGCGCTTAACGTACCTAAAAATATTGAGCAATGACTCTTCTTCAAATATGGTTACAATGTACTGAAAACCAGCTAGTCCAATCGCCTTGGTAAATACCAGGCTATTCTTTAAATAGTTGGGAATTGTGTCTGCATTTAACGCGCGAAACATGGCGACATCGGGACGCTCAGGCGAACGATGTACAATAAAAATTGTGTTGCCCTCTTGCAGCATAATAGCACCCATCTGGTGGGCCTCGGCTAGTAGACTCGCCTTAACCTGCTCGGAGTTGTACTTGCTGCCAGTTTCTTTGGAAGCAATGTTAATTATCTCATCTTGTGATAATTTTTGGTGCTTTGAATCTACAAAAGACGACATTACTGGGTAATGTTTTTTGCCTTAGAGGCCAATGCCTCTTCTACTGCCTTTGCAAAAACAGGGTCGATCTTTTGGGTATCTACATTGCGTTTAGCAAGCATAGCATCTGCTACCGCTTTGTCGTTTAGATATTTCATTGTTTGTTGGCCGTGCATATTGACTCCCTTGTGGTTAGATTGCTTCTATATATACTAATGCAAAAAAAGGGCACTTAGCGCCCTTTTTAACTACTTGGACCGTTAACTGTAAGGGTAAATTGCTCAACCCATTCCTGCCACGTCTCAAAAGATAGCGGATCTGGTATGGCGTACACACCAAAAAAGGGTGTCGCTATAACATTTTTAGCTACCTCCCGCCACTGATCCTCTGGCAGTACCGGGATTGGCTGCTCCCCGTAGTAGTGTAACAGGTTACCATTCCAATCATCCCAGGTTGAGTACTCCGGTGAGAATGGAAAAAACTGCTGTTCCATTACGGTCTCTCGTCGCCGTACTCTGCGGTAATCAGTATGCGCCCAAGTTCGTAGTTACCGCCGATGGTGTTAGATACAAACTGCAGGCGTGTTTCCCTGTTTTCTACCCTAAGGTCTACTTTACCGGTCTCTTTATCTTTAGCTCAAGGTCTTGGCCCTGAACAAAATCAGGCTCAACGCGGCGAAGGTGCATGCGTCGGTTAATGCCAACCGCAGAATCCTGGGATGGGCTACCGCCGACCCAACTAATATCACATGTCGTAAAACTAGATGTTATGGCCGTGGTCCCACTAAACGCGACGTTGTTTAGTCCAATCTCGTGCTGGTATATACCATAGCCACCACTGGCATGGTACACTACGTCACCAAACGAAATGGCGGGATCAAACTCTTCGGTACATGTGATTAACGTAACCCCGGGGGTTCCAATCGTAGAATTAAAAATATTTTCACTGGTTGCTATAGTGTATATTGTGGCGTCAACGGTGTTTGTAAATGCCAATTTATCACCAGGTGAAAACAGTGGCGTTTCGTTACCATACAAATAAAATTGATTTGACGCGGGGGCTGGCTCACTTGCCGGGTTTGCTACCGTAGTAGTTCCAATTTGCCCAGACAGGTGACGGGAAAACTTCGGTGGTGTAGCCACAAGATCTTTGTGCGCCTACCGCGCTACCTGCGTCGTACCAGATCTTATCTTTTACGTTATAGATGATGGCATCATTACATTCTGTGCTTGTGCCACGGGGATAAAAAAACCAGATCTCGTTGTATCTAGGAACCTTAGTCGCCCATACTTTTTGACGCTGTGGGAAGTTTAAGTTATCAAACAACCAGTTTACGTTCTTATCATTTGGCAACACAGAAACCGATCCGTTGTACAGATAGAACCGGTCAACTCCCATCCAATACGATATACCATCCGCTTCTACAACGGCAGAGGATGACATAATTGAGGTCTGGCTAGAAATAATATCATAGCGCCAGTATAGCCCCGCCTGCCCTGTAAAGGACACGCGCACTAGACTGTCAGTAGCCCAAAATAGACCGGATGGTGAGTTTGTACCACCCCGGACAGGTGAGCCCTTAACAATTTTACCCGCCGCCACGTTGGTCTGGTTGGCCGTCGCGCCGTTCCAGTCGGTTAGCTCCTGGCTACCGTACGTGGAGGAGACGTGGTTGTTTGCAATAAATCCATAAGATCCATACACAAAAACATAGGGGTACAGCACACATACTCCGCCGTCAACCGTAATCGGTCTATAGGTTGGGTTTTGTCCGCCGGTGTCAGCAAGTCCACTAAACTCCCAGTTTTGGTTTGTTACCGGTAACAAATCACCAACTAATACCTGGCTCTCCACGCTGCTATCAATGTTGCCTAAGTTAAGCCCTGGGTGCGCAAGAACCTTTAGCGCGGCGCCAACGGCAGAGTACTGCATGTCCCACTGCCACAACAGCCTAGGGTCGGGGCTAAACGATGTGTTGTAAAACCAGACACTTGTGGGCGAACCGGCTATGGCCGTTGTTACCGTTACGGTTGTATCTGGCGCTGAGTATGTGGCGCCACTAACTACGTACTCAACCGGCGTTGTCTGGCTAAATATGAGTTTAGTGCCAACCGGAAACAAAGACGTTAAGTCTGCGGCCGGTGATGATGTGATTTTAAATGTATACGTGGTTACTGTGTTAATTGCAAACTCTGAGTAACCTGGAATTATTGTTGCGGAGTAGGGACCACTGCCCTGCCCAAGAGATGTTCCCGTGGTGAATACGTCAATGCCTTGATTCGTTCCGGTAAACACGTAGTTAACACCGTTGTATGAGTTCATAATCATACCGCGGGCAATACCATTAACCGAGCTAAACATTTGAGAATAGCCTCCCATTTTCTTAGGGGTACCCCTTTGAAAACGACACCACTCCCCACCACTGTAATCACGCGATTCAAAAATTGTACCGTCTCGTTTTATACCCGGCTGTACCGCTAGTGTATATACCTGACCGTACTGTTGCGGAATGCTAGAGCCGGAATTCTCAGCCATTAAAATGTTCCGCCTTGAATTGATCCGGCCTTTAACTCACCCGTTACGGTAACAACCGGAGTTGTTGAGTTATCAACTAATATCATGTTCGTGCCGTTTGCTGTAATACCTAAAACGTTAGGGTTGTTTAAGTACATTCCGGTATTCGTGTCACTGGTAAACGAGTACGTTGGCGCCGCCGCGGTTCCGTCATTTGCTAAAAAGTTTCCGGTAATAACCGACTGCGTGACAGTATAGATGTTTGTCCCGTCAGTTAATATGGTTGCAATTCCACCCGTTGGTACCGTAACATCAAGGCCGGTGCCGCCGTCTACGTTAAACGCAATATCAAAAAACGTGTAGCCTGTGTTATTTGTTATGGTGTAAAGCTGTGTTATAGGTGGCAACACGACGTCTAATGCAACCGATCTTGTTCCGGTTAACGCCACATAGTTTTGAATAATTGGTGCGTAGGCAGTGAGATCTAAGGTCGGGCCATTTGGCGCGCTGGGGCCAATACTGTCCACGTCATACACAGAAGAAGTAAATACGGTTTGGTTAGGCGCCACTAACCCCAATGTATAGAAATCACCAGATGATTTTTTAAATACAAGGTACCCCGAGTCACCTGGGTTAGTGACAAGGCTGGCAGCATTATTAATTGTAGATGAGCCTTGGGGGGTAAATGTTAACCCACCGGTTCCAGAATTTCTAAAACCAATAAACCAGCCGTCTTCTAAATTGGCGCCCGACGGTAAATTAATTGTTCCGTTTCCGCTTGTCCAGTTATATATAAACGCCGAGCTAGTCTGCGATAGTGTTGGCGCGCTAGTAATATCAACAACGGTTTGGCTTGTCCACAGCAACCCATTTACGGTTTGAAGACCATTACCGGCCAATGCGGCCGCGTCAGCTGCGGATGTTCCTGTGCCAAACTGGACACTGTTCCAAGAACCGCCCTCCGTGGTGTTATCTACTAAATAGAAATACCAGGATTGGCCCGGCTCAATTATCCAAGATTCTGAATTGTCAAAAGAATAGACAGTAAAATCTACGGCACCAAAGTTTCTAATTAAACTATCAGCGCCAGTTGTTCCTTGGTTTGCCTGGGGTAAGGTTAAGGTTAACGATGCAACAGAAGGTGTTACATCTAAAATACGGGCTAGTGTAATTGATCCGGCTGGTGTAGATGACGGCCAGTACGTTTCTTGATTAGATGTTAGCGCAACGGAGCCATAGCTTACCTGTGTCTGGGTAACAACGGTTCCTGTAAAGGGGGATACGTATACTGGGGTTGGCATTTTTTATGGTTCCTGGACTGTAACGTTTCTGTCAATCTTACGTGAGTTATCTTCTTTCTTCAACGCCGCAAGTGACTCTGAATAATATTGTTTCCAAACTGGCAACTTGTCTAGGGCCTTTAAATAGCCTTGAGCTTGTAGTAGTGTGCCAAACAACATTGCCTGCGGACACTCCGCAGTAAATAAATTTTGTTGATTGTTTGTATCTAATGGAGTAATTAAACTGTAATAGATAATCTCTAACGGGTAGTCTTGATCCGGAAGCGGCGCAAAGGCCCAGTTGCTGTAGTCATACTCTGCATAATATTTGGGTATGCCTGGATCTGATTCAAACTGATACTGCGCCACGTAATCCTGTGACCGTAACAGCAAAGGCTTACCATTAACTTTTAAGGAGATTGTTTTTCTCCAGCGGGTTGGTTTATTTAACACAACCTGGTTTTCAGCTAATGTGGTAGACACAACATTAAGCTGTAACAATGTCTTTAATTCTGCGGCAATGGCTGACTCAGCCAGTCCGATTAAACTTGGGATTTGAGCGACAAACTGCGCGTCATCTCGTTCCATGTAGTTAATGACATCCTGAACCAGGTTGTCATAGGTCATTGTGTATGCGCCGCTCATCTTGTGTAGTAGCTTATGTTAGGTTGTAAGTAGATTGGTGACTTGTCACGCTCTTCTTGTGACGCGTCGTTTTCAAGTTGTTTAGCAATGTTTTCTAAATACTGGACGCGGTTTAAATCAACACCGGGTAGTTGTAACGCTAACTTATGTGACAGCGTTGACTGAATTGAACCAATCCAACGATTTGGAACATACAATTCATTAGTTAATGATCCAACATCTTGCATCTCACGTTCAATAATTAATTGAAACATTTGAAAGTCGTTGTTGGGAACAGGCCAAAGATACATAGTTGGGTCAATGGCTCTGTTAAACCAGTACTGGAGTGAGCGCTCGCTTGGAAACTGTTTGTTTGGTAAGTTCCAGTAGTCATCACGGTTTAGGCGTGCTAATGGAATAACTTGTTGGCTTGTAGAAAATACAATTTGACGCACAGAAAACGTAGTGGCTACGGTCTCACGTAGGCGGTAATACAAATAGTTTGGGGTAATGCTAATGTTAAAATAGGCCCACTCACGATCAGATAGCGTGGTCTCTGGCAACTGTTTTACTGTTGTCCAGGTAACGCCGTCGTTACTTACCTCATAGGCAAAGTTATATGTTACTGTTGTTCCAGGGGCCGCGTACCCGTTAAAGCCAACATAGAAAACTGGCTGCGCGTCTTGGTACTC